GATCAACTAATAGTAACAGATTTTGATACGATTAACGAACTTTCTACTTTTTCAAGAAGGAAGAACTCTTATGAAGCGGAACCAGGAGCGCATGATGACACAGTAATGTGTTTAGTGCTCTTCGCATGGTTGTCAACTCAGGCATATTTTAAAGAATTGACTGATATAAACACTATGCAATTATTAAAAGAAGATAAAGAACAGGCGATGATGGATGACTTATTACCCATGGGATTCAATACATTTGGCGGTGAAGCCGAAGAATCCTATGTTGATTCGTCAGGTGATCGATGGTTTACCTTCTAAATCAAGTATTTTATAAATAATAGAACAAAACAAAAACTTGAAAAAGTATTAACTTATAATAAACAAGGGAGAAATGACAAATGGCTTTTCAACTAAGTCCAGGCATAAATGTCAGCGAAATCGATTTAACTAACGCTGTGCCTGCTGTTGGTACTAGCGAGGGTGCTTTTGTAGGTACTTTTCGTTGGGGTCCGACAAATGAAAGAGTGCTTATTACTTCAGAGAAAGAATTAGGTGCCGTATTCGGTAAACCTTACTATTCATCTACTTGGAGTAATCAACAATCATTCTTTTCAGCGGCCAACTTTTTAGGATACAGCAATGCATTATATGTAACACGAACCGATGATTCAACAGCAGCAGCATCGACAGGAACAAATTTTGATGCTCGATACAAGGGTGCATTAGGTGATTCGATTAAAGTTATTTCGTGTGATAATGGTAGTTTTATTGATACAGGTTCAAATCCTGATGGCGTTCTTGCAAACTCAGGTATCAATATAAATCGTGGATCAAATCAAGCAGTAATTAAAGGTCCGAATCCACAAGACGGTACTGCGTTGACTTTTAATCCGACTTTATCACGATTCTTTAATGGTGATGCAACAGACAATGGATCATCAGCATCAATCGCAACAATTGATACCAGCAGCGTTGACGCTAGCAATGGCCAATTTACAACTGGTTCGGCTCATGGTTTCGGTAGCGGTGATAAAGTTAATGTTACATTAGGCGGCGTATTTGCTCCACTGACAAATAATCAAGATTATTTTGTTAATGTTGTTAGCTCCACCGAATTCACACTACATTTAACAGAAGCTGAGGGTGTTAGTGGCGCCAACCCAGTCGCAGTTACGGCAGGTGAGATTAGTGGCGCATCTGGCACTATTACATTCACTCGTGCAACTGTTGCAAATAACACATTCCAAATTCTTGGACATGGTTTATCTGATGGCGATGATATTCGATACAACAAACCAAACGGCGGAGCAGTAATTGGCGGTTTAACAGACGGTCAAACGCTTTATGTTGTAAATGCAACAACAGACACTTTCCAGGTTCAAACATCAAGAGAAGCCGCTGCTACATCAGGCATTTCGGGGTATGATGTTTATCTTGGTAGCGCTACAAACGGCGACCATACGTTTACGCCACTTGCATCTGATGTTGTAGTGGGTAATAGTGATCCTTCATTAAACACTTTCCAGCCAGGAGATTACATCGTACTGGGTGATAATGTTAAATTGCAGATTGCAACTGTTACCAATTTTCAGGCAGATGAAAATACAATCGAGTTAACATTCGCTACCAAGTATTGGGGTACCACACTAGGTAACTTCAATGTACCTGTAACAGGCAGTTCATATAAACTTCAATGGGAAGGTTCAGAGTTTTTTGATGCTGCGCCAGAATCAGGAAAATACCACATTGCAGTAATCGATGAGGATGGAGAATTTACAGGAACTGCAGGTTCTCTGTTAGAATCTTACTCTAATTTATCAACAGTACAAGGTGCAAAAAGTTTTGATGGATCATCAGCATATATCGGCCAAGTTCTACACTCTGAAGATGGATTATCAGCATATATTACACTTGGAACTGATGTTGCATCGCTTGCCTTGACAGGTAAAATTAGCGAACAACTTTCTAGTGGTAGTGATGGTTATACAGAAACAAGCGAAAACGTAGTTTCAGACATCTTAGTAGGTTGGGATCTATACAAAAGTCCTGATGAAATTGATGTTTCGCTATTAATTACTGGGCCAGTATTCCTTACTGTTCAAAACTATGTAATGGACAACATCGCTGAAGTTCGTAAAGATTGTGTTGCATTTCTTTCTGCGCCACAATCTACAACAACTGCGCAAGAAATTGTAGATTACGCCGCTGACTTGTCAGGAAGTTCATATTCCGTCATTGACACAGGATATAAATATCAATATGACAAATATAATGACAATTATGTTTGGGTACCATTGAACGCTGATGTTGCTGGTACATGTGCAAGAACTGATGGCGAGCGTGATCCATGGTTCTCGCCTGCTGGCTACAATAGAGGACAACTTAAGAATGTAATCAAACTTAAGATTAATCCTAACAAAGCACAGCGTGATTTGCTTTACAAAAACAATGTAAACCCGGTAATTATTGAACCAGGTTCTGGTGCAATCTTATTCGGCGACAAGACAATGCAAAGAAATCCAAGCGCATTTGATCGAATTAATGTACGTAGATTGTTCATTGTTCTAGAAAAAGCGATTGCATTAGCATCTAAGAGTACATTGTTTGAGTTCAACGATGAATTCACACGAGCGACTTTCCGAAATATGATTGAACCGTTCTTGCGTGATGTTCAAGGTAGACGAGGCATTTATGACTTCCAGGTAGTTTGTGATGAAACAAACAACACTGGTGAAGTTATTGATACAAACAGATTTATTGGTGACATCTACATTAAACCTGCTCGTTCTATTAACTTCATTCAGTTGAACTTCGTTGCAGTACGAACTGGTGTAGATTTTAACGAAATTATAGGTCAATAAAGGAGTAGTAACTAATGGCTTTCAACATTAATGAGATGAGAAGCCAGTTAACCGCTGGTGGCGCTAAAGGGTCTCTTTTCCAGGTACAGATCACAAATCCTGTAACTGGTGTAGCAGACATTAAAGTGCCGTTCATGGTTCAGGCTACTCAGATCCCGGAATCAACTTTGGGTATGATTGAAGTACCTTACTTTGGTCGTAAGATCAAATTAGCAGGTGATAGAACTTTTGGTCAGTGGACAGTAACTGTTATCAATGATGAGGATTTCCTTGTTCGTGATTCATTAGAGCAATGGAGTTCAGCAATCAACTCTCACGAAGGCAATTTGAGAGGATTAGGAACAGCATCTCCTTCACAATACAAGGCACAAGCACAAGTGATACAATACTCTAAAACGGGTGTTCCACTTCGTACTTACCAATTCAATGGAATTTATCCATCGTCTATTGGGCAAATTGCTCTTGATTGGGGTACAACTGACCAGGTTGAAACATTTGAAGTAACCTTCGAAATGGACTACTGGGAAGTAGTTGGTGGCATCACTGGTGATGGCGGAACTAACGCTTAATCGAGTAGGGGCATTATTGCCCCTATCTCTTCTTTAAGGAGTATATATAATGGCGATTGAACTTTTTGGTTTTCAAATCCAAAGAAAAGATGAAGAAAACAAAAACGTAAAATCATTTGTTGAACCGACCCAGGATGATGGTGCGGTTAATGTTTCTGCTGCTGGCGGAGCAATAAGCAGTTTCCTTGATTTAGAGGGTGCTGCAAAATCCGAAGCAGAACTGGTTCAGAAATATCGAACCATGATGCAACAACCTGAAGTGGTTGCTGCTGTAGATGATATTATAAATGAGGCAGTCAATATAACATTTAACGAAAAACCCGTTGAATGTGTTACTGATGACTTGCCTCTATCTGACGGTATTAAGAAAAAAGTCAGAGAAGAGTTTGACGGAATTTTGCAAATGCTCGACTTTTCAAATATCGGTTATGATATTTTCTCAAAATGGTATGTAGACGGGCGCCTAAATTATCACGTATTAATTGACGAAACTGCGCCAAAGAAAGGTATACAAGAATTACGTTATATCGACCCACGAAAGATTAGAAAAATTCGTGAGTACGAAAAAGAAAAAGTAGGATCAGCAGGCAATCCCGGATTCGTAAAACGTATTAAAAATGAGTATTATATCTATAACGAAAAGGGATTTAATACTACACAGAATACTGGAGTAACGAGTGGTCCTACAACATCAGGTTTGAAGATTGCTAAAGATTCAATTGTTCATACAAACTCGGGTTTGATGAATGAAAACAATTCATTGGTGTTGTCGCATTTGCATAAAGCATACAAACCATTGAATCAATTAAGAATGATGGAAGATGCGGTAACGATTTATCGTATCTCTAGAGCACCAGAACGCAGAGTGTTTTATATTGACGTAGGTAACTTGCCCAAGATGAAAGCGGAGCAATACTTACGTGATATGATGACAAAACACAAGAATCGTGTTGTATACGATGCGAGTTCAGGTGAAATTCGTGATGACCGTAGACACATGTCGATGACTGATGACTTCTGGTTACCACGTAGAGAAGGCGGAAGAGGAACAGAAATTACAACATTGCCTGGTGGACAAAACCTTGGTGAAATGGAAGACGTACTATACTTCCAGAAAAGATTGTATAAAGCATTGAATGTTCCTGTTTCACGATTAGAATCTGATTCAGGTTTCTCATTAGGACGAGCATCAGAAATCAGTCGTGATGAAGTTAAATTCTCGAAATTTATTCGTAGATTACGTGCAAGATTTTCAATATTGTTTGACAAGGTGTTAGAGAAACAACTAATCTTAAAAGGCGTTATTGCACCTGAGGATTGGAATGAAATCAAACAAAACATACGATATGATTTCCAGATTGATAATCATTTCGATGAATTGAAAACTGCAGAAATTCTGCAAAACAGATTACAAATTCTTCGTGACATTGATGAATATACAGGTAAATATTACTCTCAGGATTGGGTAAGACAAAATGTATTGATGATGAACGAAGATGAAATTGAAAAGATGAAAGAACAAATCACCGATGAAGAAGAGCAAGAAGGCGGTGAAGATGATGTTCAAGATGACGGTTCTTTCTAAAAACTAGATTTTAATAAATAATAATTGTAAGAAAAAATAGGAGAAGTGAAAATGAGTAATATTGTAGATATGATTAAAAGTGCTGTTGAAAAAGATGCATCAGGTTTTGAAACTTCATTCGATTCTGCAATGGCATCAAAAATGGATAGTGCGCTACAAGCACATTATGATTCAACGTACAGTGTTACTGAACCTGAAACAACTGATTGTTCAGCTCCTGTAGAAACTGAATTAGAAACCGAGGAATAAAAATGAAATCTTTTAAACAGTTCGCAGCTGAAACAGTCGGTAAACCTACTGGTGAAGTAGACGCTGCTACAGCAGACGGAATTCAAAACTTTGTTGACAAACATCTTATTCAAAAGATTGGTTTGCCAGACGGGTACAAGGAAGCAGAGGTCATCGATTTCAAAAAAGAAAACGAGAAGAATAGATCTGCTGATTATGATGCCGAAGAAGCGGAAGCTGTCAATGAGCAAATTGATGCTGAACTTGAATCATTAGACGAGGCTGTACTTGATAGTTTGCGTAATATTGTAAAAAAGAAAGGGGCGCAAACAGTTAAGTTCGGTGACGGTTCACGATCAAAAGTGGATGCGTTTACTGCTAGCGCCTTAGTACAAGTGTACGACAAACTGAACAAACAAAATCAAAAGAAATTTGCTGATACGATTAATAAGACTCAAGA